GAGTAATATTAGTATTTGTTTTCCATGTTAATCTTGCGCACCAATTAGTTAAATCTATAGGATTATTATTATCATCTTTATATACTAAACTCAACTTAAAAGAGGACCCTTGTTCTATACTAAAATCATATTTAGATGCTGGCATAGTCGGTGCCTCGTTGCTTTTTACTTATATAAGATAATACACCTATTTTGAATATATCAACAAAAAAGGCTGGCGAATGCCAGCCCTAGTTGTTAACGTTAGTTAGTATAATCTAATCATAGACTACCAAGAAGTACTCTACGGTTGTCTAATACAGCAAAGCCCTGTTCACTCCAACCGTAGAAGCCGGCTCGCTTTTGACGATGTAATGTATCATCTTCAAAAACTTGTACTTCTTGACGAATTGGCATTATGAAACTATCTCGCTTGCGAAGGTCTAAACCAACAACGAGTTCGGTATCGCTAGCTGGTAGTGTACCACTAAGCACATTATCATAGAACTCTTGGTATTCTTGACTTTCGCCAAGTTCATCAAGATCATGAAGATTAACACCAAAAACTCTGTTTAGAGTACCATCAGCAGCGGTATAAATCTCACGACGAGTAATTTCGTCAACTTGATCTACACCCCAGTTTCTGATATCTTCCATAGCTTCTGGAGATACATAAAGATCTGTAAGAATACCTCTGTTATTACTAGCAGAATTACCGCCACCATTTCTACGCATAACAGTCTTCATAAGACTTACTAATCTTTTTGTAAATTGACCAGCATCAGCATCACTATCATAAACTACGATGTTACGATCAACACCAGCAGCAAGAAGAGTATGCCAACCATCATCATTCATTTTCTTAACAAACTGAGCTTCTAGTACTTCCATAGCACGACCAACAACATCCCAACGAGCATCGCGAGCATACTTTAAGAGATAATCAATGCTAGCGCCAATATCATATGTTGGCACCATCACATAATCACCCTCAACATGACGCTCTGGAATATACCCGTGATTAGGAATAGTATAGGCCACAAAGTCTTTTTCAGTACCGGGAGCAAGAAAATCTAATGGAAATTCTGGAGTAGCACTTTGAGCCAATCTAATTGGTTCAAAAATACCATTAAGAATATCTCCATTTAATACAGCTTGACGTAAAGGAAGTTCTAGTGCTTTAGCGAACTCTCTGTTAGCAGCAACGGATTGCTCCTTTTCAGCAGAGCCCGATTTCACTAAAAGATCTGTAAGTTCTGGAGTTGGTTCGAATCTAGTATTAGCCATGTTATTTTATCTCCTAATTTCAGGTAATATTGATGTCTACTTTAACGTAACCTTCGGAATCTTTACCGCTCAAAAATGTACCTACGCGTACACTATTGGTTGAAGTTGTAGTAAAGTTCCCATCGCCGTCATAGTAAGCAGCATCACCAGCAGCTGGTGTGTCACCAGTAGCAAGCATATCTGTTGTTACTTGACCTCTACGAAGAAGTGTAACCTTGCCTCCAACTTGGGTTTCATCTTTATGCCAATTGATATGTTGTCTTGTTAGATCAAGATTAACAACATCATTTAATAGAACACCAGCTGGCGATGTTCCCGAAGGTGTGCCAGTTGGATATGCCACCACAGCGTCAGCATCATCCATAGCTGCTCCAACACCACTGGTGTTGAAAACAACCACACCACCGCGATCACCAGTTGTATTCATGAAATAGGAAATATCTGTGAAACTTTCGACACGATCTGGTTTTAAAGCCATGTTCATTCTCCCTTATTAAGTTGTGGTTTGCCTAATCTAGAATATACAAAATTTATTAGAGATGCTCTAGTATTTTGTACTTCCGAGTCATCTTCACTACCAACACTGAGATCAACAGATGGTTCGACTTCGACATTTTCTAAAACTTCTTCAGTAACAACTGATGATTCAGTTTTCTCTTCAACCTCCTGAGTTGTATCATCGGAATTTGATGATTTTACCCAGTCCGGCATATGAGAGAGTACCAAAGTTTTGATAGTAACAAATGCCTCGTCATCTAGCGATTCAAATTTATTCACAGTTGCTTCTGCAACTGTCATATCTATACCAGCTTGAACAAGTTCATTAACTCTACTCATAATTTTATTTTGTTTAATCATTTCTGCTTCTTTTGTTTTGTATCCTTCGATAACTTCATTAGCAGCAGAAAGTTCTGACTTTAGAGTTTCAATTTCTGAATCTTTAGCCTTAACCATTTCTTCATGTGAAGCCACAATAGTTTGTAGTTCGGAAGTTTTGGTTTCTTCAACAGCAGCAACATCATATTGCATTTTTTTCTTGTAATCTTCCATCTCTTTGTCTTTGGCTGCCATCTCTTTGTCTTTTTCGACCATCATTTGGTCTTTCATAGACATTTCTTCTTTCATTTTATTAACCATGCCTTCGGCATCTTTCATCATAGCTTCTAGTTCGCTAACGCGACTATAGGCTTCTTTGACTAAAGCGCCACATTCACTCATGGCTTCAACTTTTTGTTTTAATGATTCGATATCTTTTTCTAAACTCATTTTATCATTCTCCTGGTTAAGGGATTCTGTTATACTAGATACACTATTTTTATCGATTTGGACATTTTTTTCTTCAATAATTTTTTTTGTTGTTATAGCATCAAAAATTATACTGTCTGGATTTGCTGGTTTATTCACAAAACCCTTTCCAGAAAAATTAATATTTCTTAGTACTCTACCTATCTTATAGTTATCATATTCGCCTAATCCACCGTATGCTCTTAAGTGTTTAGTTAAATAAGATGTACTATCATTTCTAGGTAATATTTTATATTCTCCGGTACTTTTATCTACTAGACCATAATCAAAATTATCAAAGAAACACTCCATACTAACATATTTTTGTCCAGATTTAATTTCTGCTATAAGTTTTTCTGATCTTTCTTTGAGTTCTGATGAAGCAAAATTTCTATATATTACAGAACCTGTTACTATATGAAATTTATCAGGTAAATTATTAATATCAATATTATCAGATATTTTATTTCCATCTAAATCAATAGGCCAATTAGATATAATATGGCCAACTATTTTATCTTCATCATGTTCTAAGTTTGTTGGTTTATCTTCTGGAGTAGATCTAGCCGCCCATACCTCTTTTTTATCAAAAATATCGTCATTTTTATTCCAAGATGTTGACACTAGTATGGACTGAACATAATATAGATCTTCATCATCAAAACTACCTATTGTTTTGTCCAACTCTACTAAGTTTGTATTTGTTAAATTAAGATCTTTTTTTGTGCAGAGTTGAGCTTCTGAAGAGTATGCTACCGAAGCTGTGGATAGAATTTTTTCTGCTATATCTAGTTCTGCTTTATATATTTGCATAATATTTACTCTTTTTCATGTATTGTGGCGTAGAATATAGACTTGACTATTTTTTGTTCGTCTAGAGTTAAACTTCTATTAATATCATTAGCAATACTTTTTAACCAATATTCATACCCCAATATTAAATTTTTGGCTTCATTTTCCGAAGCCTTAATATTAAATACAATTTTATTTTCATCAATTGTGCTTAATGGTTCTATAGAAAAAAGAATTTGAGTTTTTAAATTTTCTAGATATTTTGATTCGTCGCTAGATAATGATCTTAAATTTTTCTTTTGAAAATACTCTAAAATAAGTGGATTAATAATTTGACTAATTTTATCTTGAGCATCTTGTGCCCAAATATTGATTGTGGCCCCGGTGCGAGGCTTAAAAGTTTTTTGCTTTCGTTTTTCGGAATCTTTAGATAACTTGGGCCTACCCTCACCTGGAACTCCAGGTAAAGATTCTGACGAATCTTTTACCAACTTCGTTGTGGGACCAGCAGAAGGAGAGGGACCAAGTGGTTTTGGAGCACTTTCTATTTTTAGATCGTAAAGAGTTTTTTCTCCTTTCTTTTTGTCTTCTAGCTCTAGTCCAACTTGACTAGGAGTAGCAACTCCTGATTGTAGTACAATCTTTTTGAGACTATTATCAAATTGAGGATCGTGCCATGGACCGGCTTTTGGAATTCTTCTTTCTGATTCTCTCTCTTTGTGTTCTCTATTAATTCTAATTTTTTCCATGTCAGAATCAAATCCAAATCTAGTCTGTAGTAATTCATCACTAATAAGACTTCTATCAGCTAATTGTATTAGTAGTGCCTTTTCTGTATCTTCATTACTCAAATCCATTCTGTCAAATTCTATTTTAGCTGGATAAGTAAAACCCATAGCCTTTTGTAGTATTTCTATTTCTTTAGTCCAAAATTCTACTAATACTTTTCTACCATATTCTAATCTTTGTGTTAATGTTTTTAGACTAATAAAGTTATTAGTAGTACCAGCCGCCCCGTATGTGCCTGTGAGTGTTGGAGGAATGCCTAAACCAGCATACACACTATTTAAGTGAGGTGTATATTTAGCTTCTCCTAAAAATTGATGTACATTTGTTTTACTTTCTAATAACTCTATATCAGGACCCCATATAAGATCCATTGTACCCCCACCAACATTATTTTGTAATATGCTTGATAGTTTAGCGGCAGCAGCTTTGGTTGGAGCTATTTTGTGTTCTAAACTACCTAATTTAAATATACGAATATTACTTATAGCACCGTCTAGTGCTGCTAAATCTGCTAATTTAAGTTTTTCAATAATATTAATATCATCCATAATAGCATATATCATAGGATATGCCCAAGTTTGCCAATCATCTTTTTTATAGTGAAATACTAATGTTTTACTAGTATCTAATAAGTATAAAGTTTTATCTTTAGCTGCTTGAATAATATCTTCTGGTAATTGTGCTATAATATTTTTTTCTATATCATTTTTTGGACTATTAATAGTTTTTCTTAGATGTCCGGGTAAAGTTATGCCATATATCTTAGTTCCGACAAAAGATGATAAACTCTCACCGGCCACATCAACATAAAAAGGATCTATAAAAGTATACTTCCATGGAATTTCTCTTTTTTCTACATTTATTTCATCATTATATAAGATAATATCAGATTTACCAGATGCTTTATATAAATTATCAGATGTTTTTTTGTTTATTTTAGCTGTTTGACGATTAATAACAACGTTTCCTACTCTGTACAAATTATTTAAAAATCTTTCGCTTCTTTCTTGTCCACGAACTTTAACAAACCAATTTCTATAGAATCTCTCTATTTTTTTATTGCTATGAACTAGTCTAATTCCTTGACTAGCAAAGTCACCCATTAAATCTATAACATTTTTAACTAATCCTACTCTTTGATATATTATATCAGCATTTCTGATAATATGTTTAATTTGAACTGGTACAGCTTCATTTGGCCTAAAATAATCATAATCAGAACGAGTTAGTCCTGGTCTACTAGATGTATTTTCTGATAAGTTAGAAAAATCTCTGCTATATCTGGCATATCCTGTAGTTCTATGAATACCTTCATATTCGTTCAGAGATGCTGATGATTCATTAAGGGCTTGTTTTTTGGAATCTAGATCATCTCCCCATGCTACATAAGCATTGGTAGGTTCATCATTTTGAGCATTCTGTATAATATTTTTAGGAGATGGTTTTCTTTTTGCCATAATGATATTGTATTTCTATTGTAATCGTATTAGATAGTGATGATGGTATATAATACACTATTTTTTGTAAATACCAAGGTAAATATCTTGATTAGCCGATTCTATAAACCACGACGGACCCCTATACAAAGTCTTTTCCTTGGATGATGCACCCTTTTTAGTGGATCCTATAACATCATAAGCAAATGGAGCATCTGTTCTACTTATTTGTCTTGCTGATGCATTAGCCATTAA